GTTAGCGTTATACATTCGCACCCAACAACGCCAGCCGTAGCAAGTGAAGCAGATAAAGTTAGTTGTGAAGCAGGTGGATTACCTTGGCACATTGTTAATCCAAAGACAGAACAATGGGGATATTACGAACCAACAGGATACAAGCCAGCGTTAAAAGGTAGGCCGTGGTGTTGGGGCGTGACTGATTGTTGGAGTTTAGTTAGAGATTGGTATTTAGAAGAAAAGGGTATTAATTTAATGGATTGGGAACGACCTGTTACGCCTGAAGATTTTTTAGAGAAGCCTATGTTTGAAGATTGTGCAGAAGCAACAGGTTTTCGCTTATTAAAACCAGAGGAAAAACTAGAGAATGGTGATCTTTTGTTTATGTCAATTATGGGTAAGGGGTTGAATCATGTTGCGATTTTTTTAAATGGGGAAGTTTTACATCATTTAGCAGATCGTTTAAGTTGTCAGGAACCTTATTCCGAATGGTTGCTAAAATGTACGGGAGGTAGGTATCGGTATGTTGAAAACAATTAAATTGTATGGTGATCTAAGAGAGATCACAGGGCATAGTGAATTAGATGCTCATGTAAATAGTGTTGGAGACTCTATAAGGTTTTTATTAATGAACTGGCCTCAATTAGAGGCACACATGAATACACGACATTATCAGGTTCTAACAGATGGAAATGATATAGGAGAAGAAGAAATTCATTATCCAGTAGCAGAAGAAATCAAGATTGTTCCTGTTATTGCTGGAGCTGGAGGAAGTACGGGAAGGATTCTTGCAGGAGCAGCAATTATTGGTTTAGTCATGGCAACAGGAGGAGCAGGTGCAGCTTTAGGGGGAAGTGGTTGGGGTTGGGGCGCAGCCAACAGCGCAGCATGGTTAGCAAAAGGAGCAGTTGGTATGGGAGCAAGTTTAATTTTAGGTGGAGTTTCAGAGATGTTATTTCCTGTTCCAAAACCAGAAAAATTTGAAAACGATCAAGATCCACGCATTTCATTTGACTTTGGTGGAACGCCAAACACCTCCAGAGCAGGGGTAACGCATCCAATCGTTTATGGAGAAATATTTACAGGCTCTACTGTTATTAGTATGAACTTAACGACTGATCAGGTGACAGCATGACGAAAGTAATACGAGGAGCAGGTGGTGGTGGGCAAAAGACTCCACCTAAACCAACTCGTGCGCCTGACACCTTAAATAGTCGTCAGTTTGTAACTCTTCAGGACTTAATCAGTGAAGGGGAAATTGAAGGCTTTGCTACTGCATCGAAAGAAAACAGGACACAAGGAACAACTGCATATAATACTGCTGCGTTAAAAGATGTTTATTTAGATAACACTCCTATTCTTAATTCAAGTGCAGATTCTACAAATCCTCAAGCGACAGATTATAACTTTCAAGATGTAACTTTTACTCCTCGTTTTGGTACGTCTGGTCAAACATATATACCAGGAATACAACAGTCGTCTAGTCCTGTTTCTGGTTTTCCTAGAGCCTGTACCGTTGCTAATGGCGGTGTTACTCAACAAATTACAACAACAACTGTTGATGCTGTTCGAGTTACAATTAACTTTCCTCAATTGCAAGAGGCAAAAGATAATGGTGATTTATTAGGAGGTAGTGTTCAATTAAAAATACAAATTCAATACAATTCAGGTGGTTATTCCGATGTGATTTCGGATACGATCACAGGTCGTACAAGTGATTCATATTCAAAAGATTATAGAGTTAATATTAGCGGTGCTTTCCCTGTTGATATAAAAGTAGTTCGTGTAACGGCTGATAGTACAAGTGCTTCACTGATAAATGCTTTTAATGTCTTGTCAATGCAAGAGTTGGTAGACGATCATCAAGCTTATGCAAATAGTGCTTATGCTGCCTTAACCCTTGATAGTAAAATAGTAAGCAATATTCCAAATAGAACATATAGAATAAGAGGTGTAAAAATAAGGATTCCAGGTGCAGGAGCATCTGGTTCTGGCACTCCTACTGTTGATAGTAGTACAGGTAGAATTGTATATCCAGATGGTTATATATTTAATGGCACAATGGGTGCAGCGCAGTGGTGTTCATGCCCTGCGATGGTACTACTTGATCTACTTACAACCGTTAGATATGGTTTAGGAGATCATATCGCTGATAGTAATTTAGATTTATTTAGTTTTGTCGATGCTTCTAAATTTGCTAATACATTAGTTGATGATGGTTTCGGAGGGCAAGAGGCAAGATTTAGCTGCAATGTGAATATTTTATCTGCAAATGAAGCGTTTAATGTTATTGAAGAACTTTGTGGAGTAATGCGATGTATGCCTATTTGGAGTGCAGGAACAATAACAATTGCACAAGATAAACCTACTGATGCAAGCTTTTTATTCAGCCTTGCAAATGTAACTGAGGAAGGATTTTCGTATTCTGGATCGTCACTTAAAACAAGACATTCTGTAGTAGCTGTTAGTTATTACAATATGGATTCAAGAGAAATAGATTATGAAATTGTAGAAGATAGCACTGCTAAAACTAAACTTGGCGTTATTAAAAAAGATGTAAGAGCTTTTGCTTGTACAAGTCGTGGTCAAGCTCAAAGATTAGGGAAGGCAATACTTTTTGCTGAACAAAATGAGTCAGAAGTTATTTCTTTTACTACATCTGTTGATACTGGAGTATCAATTAGACCTGGAGCAGTTATAGATGTTAATGATCCAGTCCGCAGTGGTGCTAGGCGATCTGGGCGCATAAATACTGCAACTACAACTGCAATTACTGTTGATGATACACAAGGCTTGTCAACATTTGGTGGAGCAAATAAAAAATGTAGTGTTCAAATGCCTGATAATTCTGTAGAAACAAAAAATGTTTTAAGTGTTACAAGTGGCGTGATTAGTTTAGATTCTGCTTTATCTGAAGCACCTAATGTAAATGCAATATGGTTCTTATTTAGCGATACAATTGAAGCTCAAAAGTTTAGGGTCATAACGGTAGAAGAAGCGAATGGGATTAATTATAAAATTACAGCTTTATCTTATAGACCAAATAAATATGCCAATATTGAAGAAGGATTAGCTTTACCTGCAAGAAACGTTTCAATATTAAACGCACCAGCAGAGCCCCCTACTTCTGTTGATTTTGAAGAAAAGACTGTTACAAGGAATGGTGTTGCTATATCAAGGTTATTTGTTACTTGGGTTCCTGTTAATGGAGTTAATCAATATTTAGTTCAATATAGATTTGAGAATGGAAACTATGAAAGTCAGATTGTTTTTAGGCCAGATATTCAAATAGATAACAGTGAGGCAGGAGCTTATGAATTTAAAATATTTTCTTTTAATTCTTTATTAGAAATATCTTCTACCTCTTTGGATGCAACTTTTAATGCACAAGGAAAAACAGATTTACCAGCAGATATTCAAAATTTAACAGCAGAGCCAATTGGTAATAATTTAATGAGGTTGAGGTGGGATAAGTCAACAGATGCTGATGTTTTACATGGAGGAAGAGTTTATGTAAGACACTCTAATAAAACAGATGGATCTGGTACGTTTGCAGGTTCAGTTGATCTTGTAAATGCACTGGCTGGAAACACATCTGAAGCTGTCGTACCAGCTTTAGAAGGTGAGTACATTTTAAAATTTCAAGATGATGGGGGAAGATATTCAGCAGGTGAAACAAGCATTATTATTGATCTTCCAGATGTAGGGCAAGAGTTAGCAGTTCTAACAAAACGGGAAGACTTATTAGGGACACCGTTTAGCGGAAGCAAAACAAATGTCAGTTATTCAAGCGGAGCTTTACAGCTAACAGATCCATCGGCAAACCTGACAGGAACTTATGAATTTGCGGATACTTTAGATTTAGGAGGTGTCTTTACATTGACCTTAAGAAGACATATTCAAAGTCTTGGTGTTCTTGTTGGTAATAATATTGATTCTTGGACTGATATAGATAGTGTTTCCAATTTTGATGGTGATCCAGCTAACGATACTGATTGCCAAGTTTTTGTAAAAACAAGTACAGATGCCTCTAGTTATGGTTCGTTTAATGTTTTTGCTAATGGAGAATTTAAAGCAAGAGCTTTTCAATTCAAGGCCAATCTTTTAACAACAAACACAAACCAAAATATTAACGTACAGCAATTAGGATATACAGCAATTCTTCCATCTAGGACAGAGCAAAGTACAACAACCATTGCATCAGGAACAACTGCGGGAGGAAAAGCAATTACATTTGCCAAACCGTTCTTTGTTGGTACTGCTTCTCTTGGTGGGGCTAATTCTTATTTGCCTTCAATTGGTATTACTGCACAAAACATGGCTAATGGTGATTATTTTA